CAAATGCCATAGCATCCCCATAAGTGCATTTTTATTTGCTGACTACCCAGCCTTTTCCGTTCCAAACCAAATCCTGCCCGTTTATGGTTGTCGTCGTCTTTCCGGCTACTCGCTCATTTACAGGCGGCACCGTGCCTTGAGCTTTCTTTTCTTCGCCCTGCTTGGCTTTCCCTTCACTCGCTCCTTGATCTTCTGGGCCTTGCTGCTCGCCATTGCCACTTCCAACCTTAGTTTCTTGCTTATAGATAACGGTGGGAGCGCCATCGGGGCCAATAAAGTGCTTCTCCCCTGGAGTCGTTACAGCGACAAATGGCGGTTCGCCAAGTATCTTAGTGAGAACGTTTATTTCGGCGATGTTTTGCTCAGTAACGCCACCATCCTTGTCTATGATGGCAGCCCTTTTCTGTTCGATTGTGTTAATGGTGTTTTGCTTGTCGCGCTCTATCGCTTCTTGCTTCATCAAGAGGCCTATCTGCGCCGTGTCGGATGTTCCCGGTATGGCACCATAGATATGCAACCGGGCGGCCTTGGCCTCTTCTGGGGTCAGTTCGTTATTCTTCACCATAATCCCAATCTGCGCAATTTTTCTTTCAAGGTCAGACGGCTTCCCAGCAGCAGTCCTTGCAATGTCTAACTGCTCCCGCTTCATATTTATCTCTTGCTGCTTCAGCGGTATAAACTTTGCCTGCTGCTCAGCGGAGAGTTTTTTGAAGTCGTTGAGGGTTACAATGCTCTTCCCGTCTGTGGCATAATCATCTTCACCACTCATGGCCCGTTTAGAAGCAACCGCATCCTGGATATGTTCACCCCTGCCCTGCTGCCTCTCGACGTAGGCTTGATATTTGTCCGCCGTGGTGGACAAGCCAGCCATAGCCTCTGCCTCAACCAATGCTTTCAATGTCTCTCTTGACCCGCCGAACCATGCAAGCACGTCTTTTATCGGGAACTCTTGGACGGTATCTTTTTCGTCAGTCCCTTTGCCGACTGTGGCCGGGGCACTATATTTCCTGCCGCTTGCCTTGTCAGTAATTCCAAGGTCAAACATTATCCCCCGACCGGACGGAGCAACATACGTGCCGTTGATTTTTCGATCCAATCCATCATCCCCGTTTCTGTTCGCAAGTTCCGTTGCTCCGAGAATGTTCGCATAGCGGGTAAGCTCTTTTTGATCTGGTAGCTTTCCGCTCCGAAGGGCCGATTCGATATTGTCACCCAGTGACATAGCTTCCGCCGCTTGATCTGGGTTATTGATAAGCGGTTGCGCCTTACCCATAGCTTTTGCCGACTGCTCAGGGGTAAATCCCCATTTGTCGGTCATGTGTTTATAAAAGGATTGAGCAACAAGCTCCCTGTCTCCCGCCTGCTGTTCTGCTGGAATAGACGCGGAACCCGTTTCACCCCTCAGCCCGTTTGCCGCAATCGGCGCAGTCACTCCCGGTTGCTGTTCTCCCGAAACAGATTCGAGAAGCGATGCACCCCTCAGCCTGTTTGCCTCAATCAGCGCATCCTCTTTCGTCCGCGCTCGGTTATAAAGCTCTGACTCCTGGGCATCCAATTTGTTCTGCCGGTAGATACTATTCACACCCTCATATCCACGTAGCGCGTCAAGTGCATAATTTGGCATAATAAATCATCCTTAAAAGAGTTCTGAAAACAGGTAACCAGCGACGGCACCGACAACGGCACCAATTGGGCCTGCCCACGCCCCAGATGTGGCCCCTGCTGCTGCGCCGCCACCTGCGCCTGCTGAGGCACCATACGCGGCACCTGCCACGGCCCCCATGCCTGCGCCTGTCATTGTGGTGCTCATCTGCGTTGCTTTTTCCTGTTGCTCTAAGGCGTTATTAGCGGCATCACGCTGATGCTCCATGGTGGATAGATCGCGGAAACCATTCATTGCTTGATGCTTATATGATTGCCCAAGACCTGTAATAGACATAATAAATCTCCTGTCAGAATTTTGTCTTCTGTTTGTCTGCCGTGATTGTCGGGGTCTTCATATTATTCCATGCCGCAAGCCCCATCCCTGCCGTCGAAGCAACACTGGATGCCATCGAGGAGCTCTTATCTTGTGAATTCCTGGCATCAGATATGGCCTGTGAGCTTGCGTCTCTGGCAAGAGTTGTCATATCCCTTGTTGTGTCCGCCGCCTCTCCCCGTCCCATCGCTATTGCCTCTTGGAGTTTGATATAAGTCTGATCGTCTGCCGCCTGACTTGCTGCTCCCAATGCCCTTGATGTAACCTTCCCGCGTTCCAGCGCGTTCATCCCAAGTCGCTGCTTAAATTGGCCGCTTGCAGGGGTTAACCCTTGCGCTGCGGTCTGGCTGACGACCTGCTGCGGAGCGTTATCGTAAGATGAGGCAACATCAGCATTCACCTTGCCAGCTATAGCGCTCTGGTCTGCCGCCGTGGTGTCGATTTTGGCGATCAGCTTGTCTTCGTAGGGGGCAAGCCTGGTTGTGTACTGATGCCACTGCTCGTTTGAGATTTGGGCCAGTGCCTTTTCATGCGCGGTTTCTTCGATCGCACCACCCCCTCCGCCTTTTAGCAGGTCAACCGCCCCGTCATACTCGAATCCTTCCTCAAATATGACTGAACAATCTGACATATCTAATACAATTTTCGTATGAACTCTCATCCTAAAATCTCCATTGTAAAATAGTGCAGATCGTTCAGCTTTCTTATCCTGTAATCCGCTCTCCGCTTGAATAATTGCTCGACCATCCGGGGATTGTCTTTCTCTACATGGAACATGATTTTCTTTATCCCGCGCCCTGTGAGAACTTCTCTCAACTGTCTCAGTAGATAATATAAGCAGAGGGATGATCGCCATTCCTCCCTGATTGCAAGAAAGTCAACATACGCCTTTGAGCCTTCCCCCACCAGGACGTGAATACATCCTATTAAATCACCGTCTCGCTTTGCCACAAAGCAAGGGCCGAACAATTCTTCAGGGCAAGTCGGCGGGTCAACTTTGCAGTCATTCAGTAGGGCAACCACAGATTCATAGTCTTTAGTTTGGTAGTTGGATATCATACGCCCCTTGCTGTCACCCCACCGGAAAGCAGCGCCTCATCTCTTTCTGCCATGAGTCCACGATTGTTATTTTGGGCATCTATGGCATTTGTTGCCTTTAAAAGCCCTGCCTCCCTGACTATGCCCTTTTGATCACCATAATTCAGGCCATACCTTGCAAGTTGTCTTTTTCCGGCATAAACAGCATTGTCGCTGGCAGCGTTGGCACTCTTTGTCACATCAGCCAACCTTTGCTGTTTCATATCTTGGTTGTCGTAAGCGTTTAACAGCCTATCCTCAAGCGGGATAAACCGATTCTTGTAATCCTCCCATTGTTCCCTACTTATCTGGGCATAGGTATCAGAAGCCTTTCCGTTCACCAGGCCATCAGCGGCGTTAACGGTGACAGGATCGGAAAAGTCCATGAGGGTAGACTCGTCACCCGTCGGCACCTTTTCCCATCTTCCATCTAAATTCTTTTCCCATCCAGGTGGGTACTCTCCATGCAAATTAACCGGTCTTCCGCTGTCATCAATGCCATATCCGTCAACAATGTCGTCGCCCATGCTTAATCTCCTATCTTCTCTATCGCCTCTTTCAGCCTCACCGCTGCAATCATCATAGACTCCTTTACAGGATGTACCCCATCAAAGACTTGTGCCCCATCATATATCTGGACATAATGAACCAGTGGGTCTGCTTGCATGGCATCTTGGTACTTTTCTCTCCATTGTAATTGAGCAATCTCCGGGTAGCCTGTCACAATCACCTTAACATTGTTTGCGTATGCGAGTACCGCCAGTTCCTTTACTATCCCGACAAGATTGTCTTGCTCGTCGTTTGTGCAATCGTTCAAAGCGCATTGTCCCACTATGTCAATCACTACCACGTCAAGGGTCAGTTCCCCTTTATCTGTTGTTGTCTTGACAACAAGATCATTCGCTTGCCGCCCGTAGTCGTTACCGCCAGCTCCGGCCCATGCGGTTGAGACAACCCAGTAATCGCTGATCCGTCTCAGTGCGTCGGGCAGCACCATATAGCGCCCACCATTTATTGCAGTCCCGTCAATTCTAAACGCAGAACTGTAACTCGCCCCAATAAATCCAATCACCGGCACTTTAGCCATTGTTTTATCTCCACCTAATGTCAGCAATAAAACCAATATCCATCTATTGAGGATCATGGATGTCTTTATTGAATATTGCCGCCAGCGGATTCTCTTGCGGCTCTATAAGTTTCCCGATCTCGCCCAACATCCCATTTGCGAGAGCTACCGTAATACGGTTGCCAATATTATCTTCAAATAATTTCACCAATGCTTGCTTTGTTTCTTCAGTCATGGTTCTCTCTTTTATGTCCACACTGGTATGTAATATGTGGTTCCGTTTAACTGAATATCTATCCAGCCGTTAGTTGTGTTTGATCCCGGCTTGTTTGATCCGGGGAATGTCGCCGTTGCCGTTCCTGTTGTCGCCGATTGCAATAAATTAACTTTCCCGCTTACTTCTAATGCAACCTGTGACGTACTGTATGCCTGTGCGTAAATGGCCCGTCCCCCGCTATTACAGGTCGCATACACCCCATGCGCACCACCGTACCCGACTACACCTATCCCGTGAGTAGCGGTTGTGTTCACCCCCAAAACACCCGCGCCGGGGTAGCTTGTACTTGTCGCCCTGCCAATAACGCCGCACCTTGCATCTGAGGAGGATTCCGTTGATGTTGTGTTGTAACCGGATAACGAACACCGGCACGTCACTGTACCTGTTGGGAATTTGATTGTGCTGAATGTGGTTGTGCTAATGCCTGTGCATGACACATACCCGGCGCAGTTCATTGACACCGCTACTGTAATATTCCCTGCTGTCAGATTGGCAGCACTTAACGAACCACTAAACGTCCCTGTTGAACCTGTAATATCACCAACAACTGTTAAGTCTGTTCCGCTCCATTTCAGGTATTTTGCGCTGCCCCCGATATTTAATTTATACCCATCTGTGTCGTAGCCAAGGAAAAACCCGTTTGTTGTGCTTGCGTATGAACTCTTGCCGGTGCTGTATATTTTCCCTGAGGAATTGACAATAAACGTATTGCCCATGGTTAATGATACGCCAAGCGTTCCTGTCGTTATATTCCCCGCTGCTATTGTTCCAGCATAAACATATGTCGAACTTATTTCGTTGGCGGTGATCGAGTTCGCCGCTATCTCATCGGCCCCGATCATGATTCCGCCATAGCCTCCGAATACCTGGAAGAATGCGTCTGACGTGGTTATGGCGGAGTTTTTTGCAATCGCTATTTGTATTCTGCCCGAACCGATTGCGTCTGTTCCTGTTGTGGTGATTTGGAACGCAGTCGTAGAAATTGTTTTAGCAAAATAGATATATGTCCTGGAAGACATATTTCCTGTTGATCCACTTGTTATCGCATAAGTCGTGCCATCAGCAAATTTTAACGTCCCTGATGTCCATGAAACATCCCTGTAATTAGTAGCAGAGAATGATCCTGAGAATGTCCAAGACATGAGTGAAGGGTCAGAACCAGACGCAGGAGCACCAAGAACAGCACCAGTGACAACGGCCCCATCAGATGTTGAATATTTAAACGAACTGGTAGCATTTCCTATGTGGAATTGCGGGTCTCCACCGTTATAATCCATCCACCATCCAGGAGAAGCAGCGTCGGAATAGCTTGCTTTAGCACATCTAAAAACACCACCACTCCCTATTTGAAGGTATCCACCGACTGAGATATTCCCGCTAAACGTCCCCGCTGTGGCGTTTACAGTTCCGGCAAAAGTGGCATTCCCTGTTGATGCTGATATGGACACGGAGGCCACCCACAGCCCATCTGACGACCTGTTTACCCCCATGGCAATCCCGGTCGAAGACAACGCGATTGCTGGCTTATTTGTTCCCGTTGATGCTGTCCCTCCATAGACGACATCCTTGTGCTTGATAATTATCAAGCCGCCAGCAGTATCAACATCAAGCCGATAATCACCGCCGGAACCTGCAAGGATATCACCTACGCCAGCATTCAAATCTACCTCTAATTTTGTTTTTGTGTAAGCACCTGCAAGCGCATCGGCTGCATTCTGCTCAACTGTCTCGGCCAGCGTACCGCCTACATACGTGCCCGCCGGGGAGCCAACTGTTGCGTTATTTTCCGGCCTATTACTGTCATCGTCGGCAATTCCTGACCAATTAGCTCGTGTGGCGGCAACGTCAGCGAGCTTGTTAATCAATGTCTGCTTAGTGTTGAAATACAGATTCCACTTTGACCTGAACTCTGCGGCATCTGATCCCACTGATACAAAGGTGGTGTCAATACCAATATTGGCATAGGCTACACCCCAAAACATCTCCATATATGGGCCTAACCCTATCGGCGATGTGGCCTTAGTGCAAGCATCGTTAAAATTAACCCACTCGGCAGAGCTTGTAAGGGAAAATGCTGTTACTTGGGCTGAGAGTGCATCGTATTCCTGAAGTGCTGCTTCCCAAGTTTCTCGATACTGCTTCTTCTCAACAGACGACATCATGCCATCATCAGTAAGCCCCGCTACGACCGTATTCGCACTGGCTATATCCGCTTTCTGGGTAGGAGTAAAACCTACCGTCAAGCCAACCTTGTTAATCAATACTTGACGGGCAACAAGGTAATCATTCCAGTTGGAATCAAATGTTGCAGGGGTAATAGCTGTATTCTGCGTTGTATCGTTCCATTGCGCCGTAACCTCCATGTACTCATAGAGGGTATTCCCTGCTGTTATCCATGTATTGTATTCTTCGGCATTGTCTACATGCGACTCATTCTTGTGTAGCTCGGTTGTGATCGCTATAGCAACGCACTGATTCTTTAATTCGCCTGCCTCTGCGACAAGGTTATCCCACGTACCGCGCCATTGAAGTTTCTCCACGGTTGAGAATATTCCATCCTCTGAAATACCAGAGACAAGATTATTCGCATCCTCGATATCCTCAAGCTGGTCAGGGGTCAAACCCCTTGCCAGGGTGATCGCGTTCAGGATGATTTGCCTTGTAACAAAGTAATTGTCCCAAAAGCCCTTAAACGTAAGGGGAGTTATGACGGTATTCCGCTCCAGGTCACCCCAGTCAGCCCCATCAGGAGCGGGGGCAAGCATATATTCCTCAAGGTCTAGACCGGCTGTTATCCAGTTGTTATACTCGGCCGTGTTGCTGGCATCATATACGTTTTTATATGGTTCGCTTGTGAAACCATCAGCAATACATTGTATTTGTATCTGCCCGGCCTCAGCCAGAAGGTTGTCCCATGTGTCTTTCCATTGTGCCTTCTCAATGGTAGAGAATATCCCGTCGCTGGCTATGCCATCAATAATAAGTTTTGCCCCATTGAGCGTGATAAGCTGTTCATCTGTAAGGCTTGCGCCGTCCGGCACCTCATAGAAGTCATCAACTACAAGCTGCCCGTATTTGTTCATCCGCGCGATTTTGGCTTTGATTAATTCCTGTACCGTAACAGCCCCGCCTTCCCGTTGGACTCCGACGAAGTACCCACGAAGACGGTCAATGGCTGTCTTGATCTCTGATGACGTAGCCTTGTTGGAAATTGCAGGGATGTTTGGGCTTGTTGTCATATCATCACCGCATTGGCAAGCTCGGATATGGTTGAGGCAACGGCCACAGAATAAACCTCGTAAGAAGATGTTATCTCGAAATACATCTCTTCAAAATGATACCCAGACGGCAGCCTAAACGGTTCGTTGTCCGCTACCGTCTGGGTATGAACCAGTACACCATCAGCATACAGCCTAAAGGTAAGCGGGTAACTCCCCGCCCGTACTTTCGCCACCCCTGGTGACGCTTGCGGGTCTTGAGCCACAAACAACTTTGACCGCCATAACATATCGCCCAAAACACCAGCGGCATTCGCGTCAACCTGGTAAATATCGTCTCCTATCTGACAGTACAGCCCGTCATATAGTGGCGATACATAAACCGCCGTGGCTGTTACGTTAAGAGTTATAACGTCGCTGCCTAACGGGTCAAGGACAATGGCCTGGGAATCAAAAAACCCATAAAACTTGCCATCATAGAAGGCGGATTTCATCTGTTCAGGATGCAACGCTTCCCATTGTTCCTTTGTATAAAGGGCCTCTGTGGCGTTTTTCGCTAATCCTGCCCCGATAACTATCAACCCATCAGGAGAGGGATAAGCTACCCCATTACCGACATTAACTATCCCACGCTTACTCAAGCAAGATTGATGTATTGCCAGCTTGTCAACAGTCATATTTGACGGTTCAACCCCTGTTACAGTGGCCGGAACGCTCTTTGTAGTAACGAGAATTGACGATCCAAAAACCCCTAACCCTACAATGTCATGCTCAAAAGGGATTTTGTACGAATCCGGCCAGGCATGTGGCTGAAAAACCTCAGAAAGGTACAGGTCACGCCCCACGAACCCTGCAAGAAAACCAGAAGGATGACCGATAAGCCCTTTAAGATCAGCCGGTGGTGCGTCCCAATAGGTTGAGGGCAACACCTCTCCTAATGAATCGGCATCAACTTCATCAATAGCTTCTGTTGTGGCCGCTGAAATGTCTGCCACAAACCTGAACTCTGTTGACGTGGATCCGGTGACAGTTCTGTAAAACCGTTTTGTCACTATATTGTAGCCACCAGGAGGAATAATAAAAGTACCAGTTACAGTCTGGCCTGGCCCAACAACAACAATGCTTGAAATAGGGCTTGGGGGGCCTTCCTCACCAAATGCGGTAACGTAGGTGAATACATATGCCCTTGATTCATCAAGGGCAGGAGTCGTTGAGGTGCCTGTTACCACTATCGAGGGGGCAGTGGTAGGGGCAGGAACCCCAAGGGGGAAATAGTCGTTGGGGTAATCTGTTCCGCCGCCAGCCGTAAACATTGCAGAGTTGGCAAGTTTAGGGATTCCATCGCCTGTCCAATAAATACGGTTGTAGATATCATCAGTCACAGGGCCACTTGCCACATCGACTTCGGTGTTCCACGCGAGGATATACTGGTCAAGGTAATGATAGAGAGTCTTGATTACCCCGCTTTTAGGGGGGTTGAGAATGAACGTGCTGGCCTTGTACGGGCGCAAAGTGCCACGGTCAGTCTTGCAATTCTCCGCATATTGAGCGGCATTTTCTGGCAACAACCCAGGCGTAACCTTTGGCATCGCCCCGCCGAATTTGCTAATATTAATCAGCACGGCTTATCGCATCTGGGCAGAGGAGGATGGTGCTTCATTCTCTTGTTCGGCCTTTTCCTTCCCACCCAATGTCTGCAAAAATGCGGCGTAGCTTGCGGCGGCCCTGCCATCATTGCCAGCATACTCTGCGTCTTTTGAGTATGCCCGATACAGAACGAAGTCCAAAAGCGGCCCTGCGTAGATGTCGTCGATAGTTATGGTTGACGCTTCAGTCGCCACGTCAACAGGGACGCATGAGTAAACTATTTCAATTTGAGTAGCAGACGCGGCAGGCGGATAGATATAATATGTCTTCTGGTTACGAGGGTCAAACATGGCGTACAACGTGACCGCAGATGCTTTCGCTGACGTATGCCAGTCGGGTATCTGCTCGTCAAGGACATGCCGCTGAATCTTCCGTATTGCCGCGCCCGGTGTTGACCCGCTGCCCATATTACGAACAACGTCAATCATTACAATTCCGTCGGCTGGGATTGTCTGTTTAGACCCGACAGTCAGCGCAACAGCAATATTCTTCACCGAGGCATCCGGCTTTAGCGAGACAACGGCACGTTGGCCATCGTTTAACCACCCAAGCAACTCACTGGTCTGCCAGCGCACACCTGTTGAATCTTGGACTATTGTCTTTGCCTTGGTCAGTATTGCAGACGCTAATATTGTGCCCATTAGTTATCCTTCCAGTTTAAGATAATTGTAGACGGGGCCAGGGTTATCTCTTTCCGATAAAATTAAATCAACCGCCATAAACATCTCATTCATAAACGGCTGGCTCGCAATAACGCCAATGAACCCGCCAATCCTTACAGCCTCAATCATTGCGTCAACAAGCACATCATCGAACATCCCTAACCATGGGACTGTGGAGACGCCCGTAAGTACCCCTGGATGCACAAAGTACTGCCCGCGCATAACATATTCAGTCGTCGTCCCTGGAAACACGGTGATGGATAGGCCTTCTACTCTGTAATATTCTGGAACATCTGACTCCCCATAAAGCTCTTGCTCCATCCCTTGCGGAAGCGGTAGCAGTGTAATTGTCTCATCAGTGAGGGTTAGATATGGGTCAGCAACAATCCCCCTGAATCCCGTAGGCAATGCGAATGAACCACTTGCGGATGTTATGGCCAGGGTTGATATCACAAGCGCACTGCGCCGTTGCAACAATCGCATAAACACGACCGAGACGGCAATGTTCAAAGCGTCTATTGCCGACAGGCCACTTGTTGAGTCCAGCTTGCTTATTCGCGGGACAGCAATCTGGATTAGGTCGTCGCCCGTCATTTCGCCCCACGCTCACCGATAAGGTTTACAATCTTCAAGCGCATATTCTCTGCACTCATCTTGTGATGTAAGTTCTCCCCGTAATGCTCTTGCGCGTAAGCTCGTAATGCTGGGGCGTCCATCCCTTCCAGGCTGGGGAGAATCGGAGGAATTGGAAGCTCAACGCTTTCTTTAAATGCACGGGCTACCGCCTCACCTTCGACAACTTCTGAAAGCTCGTACACATCGGCGTGAAGAACCATAGCTTCTGCCGCTTTTTCCTCAACATTATGAACCTGTCCCGGAATCCAAGTAAGTCCCGTCCCATAGAGATTGTCAAAATGCCTATCTCTGTTCCCAATATACCGGATCCCATATACTGTTTGCCGAATTGTCCCTGCCATTTTGTCTCTCATTGCTCCCTCATAAAACTTCGCCAGGGCGACCCTGGCGAAGTTTGTTCAATGCTTACGCTTTTACACTTACGCTACGCCAAGGCCCTCGCCCTCAACCTTTCCATGAACCACGACGGCTGATGCTTGCGCGTTAGCTCCGACGACACAGGTGATGACCAGATAAGAGTCCTTGGCTACCGTTACCGGCGGACAAAGCTCATATGTAGTCGTGGCGTTTGCGGTAGCCAGAGCGTTTGCCCCGGTTCCGGCCACATCGGTAAGCGATGCCCCCGTTGATCCGTCGATATGCTCAAACCCGATTTGGGCGGTAAGTACACCAGTACCAGAATCAAGATCACCAGCGGTCTTGATAACCACGCGGTCTATCTTGGTGCCACCGGCGATACGAACAATGCGTACCTTGTCGGCGGCTACCAAAGCGATAGCGACAAGTGCCTGGTTGGTGAAGACAACACGGTTTCCCCTGCCTGAACTGATAGCATGGTTGTATGTAGGCTGAATTGTTAAGCTCATATCATTTTACTCCTTGTTTGAAATTCTTAGTTGCAGGGCGGTTTTTAGCCGCCCTGTTTCATTGCCTTTACCTGTTTACGTTACAGCTTCGCGGCGGAGTCTATAACAAAAACACCGTTATCAGTAGGCTCTTTATTGCCTGCGCCATCATCGAAAGTAAACCGCAACTTAGCCATCCCGCCCATAGATTCGCCAGCAACCTCCATGTTGCGCTCAAAGTTGTACAGGTTCTCCATCCAGTTGAACCCGGTATCAGAACCCTGATTCCGCCCAAAGACATACGCAAGGGCCTGAGCACCAAGAAGCAATGCCCGATCAACACCGTAGGTGCCAGACAGGGCAGGGATAGTCACGTCTGCTGTGGTCTGAGCGGCAAGGTAACGGTTGGCAACCGGCACATACTTGACCCCGGTGGTGCCAGGAGCGAAACGGATAGAGAATTTCGGCTGTTTCCGCATCAGGATACCGGCCCACATAATGCACTCACCAGAAAACAGCGGATGCTTAGAACCGTAACTCTTACGCGCCCAAGCGTTCTGGGTAGCGGTTGCGAATGACACCCCGTTAGCGGCGGTAGCAGCGGCCTTGATCTGCGCCCATTGACGCTCAGTGAGATAAAGCAAACCCTTAATCGGCTCGTCGTCGGCGGCTGGGTCATCAGCAATCTTGACCGGCTGAAGACCCATATTGTGATCGCTCAGGATGGTAGCCAACTCGTCAACGTGACCGAGTGTCCATAGATCAGTCGTTGCAATACTCCCAAGCTGTAACCCGCCATTAGTAAAACTGTTGCCATTGATAACAAGATGGCGGTTGTAGGTCGGGGCGGTGATAGAATTGACCATGATCTCTGAAAAGTCAGGATCAGTGTCAAGCGGGACAACCCAGTCTTTCCCGGTCTGGGTGCCACGCGCCCCGGCCAAATGAACCAGGGCTTGTTGACTATGCAGACGGGGAAAGTAGCCAAGCAACTGCGCCATAGCGATACCGCGCAACTGATTGACCGTGCGCTGTTGAGCCATCTTGCCGCCAGCATCTACGACCTTGGTCGTATTGTCAATCTTAATATCCTGGCTGGAAGAGGACAACGCTTCGCCCTGGCCCTCAGCGTTACGGTCGCCCATGATAGGCTTGCCGCTGATAGTATCATAACAATCTACATTGACGGTCTCACCCGCTGATTTTGACAGGTCGGTGACCCGAACAATAGGCATATCAGGGACAGTCTGACCTTTTAATTTTGCCTCTGCGTCTGACTGTTTAGGGGCTGGCCCGGTAAGGCCCTTAATAATAGAGGGCGCACTTACGACCTTGGCGAATAGTGCTGCGCCATAGACCTTTCGCGCCATCGCGGAACCTGTTGGAACGGTAGTTTGAGCCATTATATTTTCTCCTTGAATTGATAATTAAATATTGGATTTTCCTGTTAATTGAGCGAGGCCAGCAACTTATCTATCTGACCTGGGTCATTCAGGAAACGATTTGTCAAGGCCGACCCGGAGAGTTGCGATATCTGCTCCACGTCAGACCCGTCCGGAATCATCCCGCCCGGCAGGTCACTCAACGAATTGAACGGGGCTTTCCCCTGATCGAGTTGTCCGCCCGCTTGCCCGTTGTTCCGACTGGCTGGAGCAAGAATACTCCCCTGCGTTTGCTTTGCCGCCGGGGTAATGCCGTTGTTCTCCATGACCTCCCGATGAGCCTTAGACAAAAACCACTGGTAGTCCTTATTGGCATTCGCCGGGCTATTCGCAAACATCTTGACAGCTTCGTCAAGCTCGGCGTATTTGGCCGTGTCAGCGTTATAGTCAATTCCGTCTTGCTTGCTTGACAGAAATGTTGACACAGCGCCAGACCATGCTTCTTTGGCCTTGTTCTCCGCCATCTGCGCCTGCTCCGCCTGCATTTCGCTTGAAATCTCGGCCTTAATCCTGGCCGCCAGCAAGTTTTCTCGTTCTACGGTCAGGATTGCCAGTTGCTTTTGGTAGTCCTCCCACTCAATGTCGCCAGTCTCGAATTTCTCACTCAACTCGGCCAGGCTGGCATGAGTAGCGGCTACCACCTCGGCATGATTTTCAGGGATGACAGCCTGATATGGCTTTGATTGTAGTGCCTCAAAGCGGCGTTTCATATCCGCCAATTCCTCACGAGTTTCCTTGAGGACAGCATAAGGGATTGTCCCTTTTCCGCTCTTTGTCTCTACTCCACCATGGCCTTCTGTGTCGGATGCGCCGGTTGATGCGCTTTTTACAACCTGTTCTCCGTCTCCAAGCTCTGCGCCTTGCTCGGTATCCGCGTTTGACGTGCCGCTGTCTCCTGCAGTTCCATTTGCTATAGCGTCGATCTCATCAATACTCATATCAGCCATTGCGTCCATGTCATATTCCTTACTCATTTTACCGACCTCCTCCTGCTGCCCTTACGCCGGGCCAACGATTGCGCCCGTAGGCGAGTTTTGATCTTGCGCGCCAAGATCAAGCGAGGCTTCGGGATTTCCGAAGGGTTGCTGTACTCCATCGTTTCGCATCGTCTCAATCCCTGTCTGCTCTCCGACAAAAGGGGATGCTGGTAATGGTTGTTCTGTGGTGCTGCCATCTGGCATTGCTTGCGCCTGTAATTCTGGGGAGATATCAGGACTGTGTGCATCTGGAAATCCCGCCGACCGTAGCAGTTCATCGGCAATCGGCGCAACGTGCGGTACGGTTGCTACTACCTGGCCGGCCTGCATACTTGCGTAGATAGCCTTCACCATTTCCGCAACTGTCTCCGCGACGGTTTTGTCGCTCTGCTTGACAAGCTGGTCAACTTTCGCCTCCAGCAACTTTACATTGGCCTCGTTTGTTCGCTGTTCAAGTGCGGCGGCGGCGGCGGAGGCTTCGGCGGACTTGGCATCGGCTGCGGCCTGCTCCTCGTCGTCTAATTTCGGCCCAAGTCCTGCCATCTTGCGTATCTCTTCGGCCAGGTCTTCCTTGTCTGGTGCGTCTGATAATAGTATCATCGCTGGGACAAAAACGGCTTGCATCTCAGCCGGTAATGACTTTGCAACCTCGGAAAGGATGGCCAACTGCTGGGCTTTGAATGACGGGGTAGTCGGGATGTCTGTCAGCGTCACCTTTGCCTTTACCGTGGACACATCATTCTCTATTGCTTCCGTTCCTATCTGGTCATGCACTCGCTGATTCAAGGTGACGATAGATTTTTTCCCGTGTTTCTTGATCGCAACCCGCGTCTCTTTTTGCCCCATATCTTCAAGCTGCAAAGAGAACAGTATCTCCCCTACTTGACGACGTGCAAAAGAAGCGTTGTCGTTAATCTCAGCCATCATGACCCCGGTCTGCTCGATCAGGCTGTTAATGGCGATCCCGGACGCTGCCGCGCTCTCCTTACCCAAAGCGGCCTTGTAAATCCCCCCTGCGTTCTCAATGTCAGCCGCCGCTTGCATCCGGCGGCTGAACTGCTGGGCGCTCAAGGTAAACTCGGATTCTACGGTGAATTTTGCTTGCGGCTTGGTAGGGTCAAGCAAAACGACACCGGCTGGGCTTGAAATCTGGTCTTGAACCTGCCGCCATGAGTTAAAACTCAGGTCAATAGCATCACTGGTTGCGATAATTCGCCGCGAGTTTAAAAGCCAGTGCATTTTAGCATCAGCCGAATTGACTACATCCTGCGGAGAAATCATGCTGCGAATCATGCCATACCGCACCCCCGACGAGTCCTCTTTGTAGCCAAAAAACGGGACATACGGAAAAAAACGGTGCGGGTATGGAGTGGGCATATCGTAGAGCCGGTGACAACCGAGGAAGAATGCCACCCGAATATCTGAATACGTTTTCACCTGCGGAGTAACATATCCCTGAGATACAGCTATAGCGTGTTGTGGATCCTTGGCATCGAATTTAACGACTGTCCCATTTGGTAACTCCAGCACCTTGCCGCGCACCCATTGCCGATACCATACCTCAAAAAGCGTCGCTCGTTTACGATCAGAATCACGCCACTCAATCGTGTCAATATTAGTGACCCTCTCCAGGTGTGCAGCATAAGCCAAGTCTGAGTCATGGATGGACTGTGAGCCGATCTCAAATTGCCATGTTTTGAAATTATCGAACACGGCGGCCTCGATGAGCGTTTTTTTCTCCGGCATCAACGCAACCAGTTCATCAACATCAAACCGCCGCTTGCGTACCAGATATCTTGCATCAGACAAATCAGGCTGACTCGACCGCCAATCCCACCATATTTCGTTGCGGTGGACTGACTCGACCCGGTACGGGTACGCGAAACAATCTGTCGCTCGTGACACCTCAACCCACCCGACACCTGTTTTAATCATAGACGCGTAGGCATCAGAGATAGCACGGTCAGCCCTTGACTCCCGCTCTATCTCATTCAACTTGGCATTTAGTGCCAGCATCATTTCTTCCGGCACCTGGTCTGCTTCATCTGCTTCGGTCACGCGCCAATCGGTACGCGCTTTAGCCTCTTGGCCCAGGACGGAGTTAATTACAGGGGCGATCAGGTTTGTGATAAGCGGCGGGATGCCGAGTCTGGTCATCCGTGCCAGCCGTTCCGTGGTGAGCTGATGTCCGTCGTAAAAATCTCCGCAGGTGTCCGCTTCATCCCGCCAGAGCGGTTGATACCGGATATCAGACATTAGGCTTTCGAGTTGGTAGAGCGATAACCCGCCTCGTCCGTCAGCTTTTATCTTATCAATATTAGCGAGCTCTTCCATGTTGTAGCCTTAATTGCAAAACCAATCCCGGTTCGCTGTATGGGCTATGCCCCTGTTTGCTCGTGGCTCAGTAATAGCGTATCGTAAATCCATAATCCCCATCCTTGTTGCCGACATAAGATCGTCACGCTCTTTGACAATCAACCCGTTTTTTCGATGATACATGCGACTCTCTTCAAACCACTCGTTGAGATGCGAAAAAACTCGTAACCGTCCGGACTGCATCCGTGTCAGCATCTCCTGAATCCCGGCCTCTGTTGATATCCGGCTGGCCCTGACCTCACCGACAACCTGCGAGTCCTCGAAATGGGCGTGTTCCGGGCGCATATTTGCACCAGCGGCACGATATTGAGCGGCGAGTTGCTCCCCGTGCATTGCATCCTTGACCTGATACCCATCATGCGGCCATGCCACTGGAATCCACTTGCCGCGACCACTGATTGCCGCAGCCTGAACAGGTATTAACGTCTCTTTCATCCGCAGGACATCATAGATATAGACGGTATCAGTCTCACGATCCCACGCGAGCCACACCCAAGCCGACGGATGATCCCACCCAAAATCGCCGCCAACCAGCCGGGGCCAGTGAGCGGGCAGGGAGAACGATTCGACCGTTATCATCTCTTCTTCCACCGGGAAAATCAGGCCCGACCCCATCGACGGGATACCTTTTGTCCGGGCGTCTCGCTCATGTTTCGGATAGCTATCAATAATGCGATCACGCTCTGCCTGCGTGTAATGCTCTGCATCGTTTATCGTCATACAGATGTCGATCCGATCCGGTGACGTCTCACCCAGAAACCGAGCCACCACTTTTGTCATCCCCTTTAGAAGCGTGGACGTAAGAATCACCGGGCCAGCCGTTGTGTTCGTCCGCGTTATCCCCTCCAGGTAAACATCCTCTGGCGGTTCCTCATCAAACCACACACCATCAAGCGTATCCGCCTGCCATTTTGTCCGCCCCTGGTCATACGATGCAAATTGCAGCGTCGAATTTCCATCAGGAATCCCGTCGGTTACATGCGCTACTGTGATTGATGCTAAGGCATCCGCAACACCTGAGCGCATCGACCACCCTGACAGACAGGCTTTTGGGATTGCGCCGGTTCCCCAAGCGCTACGATCTTCCGGGATTCCGACAAGTAACCGCTGAACGCCTTTACGGGTAAGCTCTGCCGATTCCGACCCGGCCATAAACCGCACGGGCGCGGCAAACCGTTTCCCTGACCACCACTCCGGGTATCTGCCAGTCAGGTGCATAGCAATCTCAAAAGCACCGGCCAAGGTTTTCCCAAGTTGATTTCCCGCCCTGAAAAGCCGCTCCCTGTATTGCATCCCGGCGGCGTGAAATTCTCTTTGTTTAGAATATGGCCGATAGGAGGCGAGTTTATTTTCCTCAGCGGCCCTATTCTCTGCATCGACCAGGCTAAGCAACTCTATTTCCTCAGCTTTCGACAGCGACAAGCGCCTTCTCCAGGAGTTGCGCTATCCGCGTTTTCCGGGCGTGTGACGGCATTTCTGCGTAGATATTTTTAACCTCGACTCTCTCCACATAAAGACCAGCACATTTGCCCCGCTGCGTCTCCGCTGTGACGGCTACACCGAGATTCTCAGCAGCTTTCGCCGACTCCCTCAATAACTCCAATTCGTCAAGGTGCGATTCGTAGGTTATCCTAGCCCTTTCCACCACTGGCGCGCGCAGTTCCTCCATCCGTGCCTGAATCTTGCCATTCTCTACCACATCGAATGCTTTTCTCCGGACGCTTTCGCTTTTCCACGCCATAGATTTTGGGTACGCTATTTTATACGCTTCGGTCGCATTGCCTGTCTCCAGGAATGCGATGCAGAAATTTTCTTGTTTACCAGTCAATTTTACCATTATTTTCATTGCCTTTTGGCTTTAAATTCGCCCATCCGTAGGTGTACATTTTTTTTAACATAATACCAGAAAAAAATAAAAGTCAACAAAAAAGAAAGCGTGTCAAAGTTTTGATACGCTTTCTTTTTTTAATTTGCAAATAAAAGTTACTTTTCCCCTTGACTTTAATATCCAATGGATTATAGTGTCAATCATAAAGGATGAATTGAGGCAATAACGCCTCGAAAAAAAAAAGAAGGAGAAACACCATGTTTAATGTAAAAATGACACCAAATTACTTCCAAGGCACGACAAGCGCCCCTCAAGAGATGTTGTTGAGGGAGTGCGATCTACCAGGCGGCGACGAGACCGATTACACTCAAGTAAACTGGGAGCTTGAGGAGGACGCCCAAGAGGTCATTGATGCCTTGGAAGATGGCACCTATTGCCTGTCACATGGAGAGGCCGGTCGGCCAACCTATGAAATCATTGAGGAGGGTAACGACGGTCTGCCAGACTGCCTTCCTGGCGACACAACCAGTATGCCGGGTTGGGATAGTATTAACAGTGCCGATATCCCCCGCAAGCAGCTAAGGGAGCTTGATAAAGCCAACGTAGAGTTTGACAAAAGCGGCGATGATTACGACGTGTACTCCGCCGAGGTTGAGGACGAAGAGGGCGTACAGTACAAGGTTATCTATTGCCCACGCACCATAGCGCTACAGCAAACTTATGGCGACCTGGGCGGGATAAACTGGGACAACCAGGCATATTTTACTCGTCTCGATTAACAACCACCGGGCCGGGCAACCGGCCCTTAAAAAAAAGAAGGAGAAAATGCCATGAGAATTTCCACCGGCCTAAAACTGGCCTGCATTTTTGCATTGTACCTGGTAGTCGGGTACATAGAGAGGATTTTATGATGATTAAAAATTACGAAAAATGCCAGGCGCAATACGATGCCATGCTTCCGCCGGGCTACGAGGATTTACCGGCAGGCGACGAGGATGATCCGGATCTGTCCCCCTCCAGGATTTTTCAATCGGGCCGAATCCAGCTTGGTTTGTCCCAATCTGAGCTGGGCTTGATAATGGGAATGCCTGCCGCTAATGTGTCGCGGATCGAGACCAGCCGGAGTCCGACGCGGCAGCAGCAGGCGTTCATGGCGTTGCTGCTCAAACTCGGCAGGCATGGTTTATTCCATCCGCGTTGACAGATAATCCTAAAAACAGTCCAGAATCGCCTGTATGCGATTCTGGACTGTTCCCTCCTCTTTGTACGCTGATTACCGCCATCGTTTAATGGCGGCGGCAAAGAATGCGTTTTTTGCGGTATTTACTCAATTCGCACTCACCCACTTCTTGCACACGTTATTGTCGTTGTAAATTCGAGTCCACCAAATCTGAAATGCAAAATAATAGACGCACTGCGGCGGGCCATTAGCTATTCCGCATTCTCTGTAGAGGCAGTTCCCGCAGCTTTTTTTAGTTCTTATTCTCTTTTGCTTCATTTTGTTTCCTTTTGTGAAAAAAGTACTCGCGTACACGCGTTAACAGAAAGTCGCCTTTTTTTTTTGTAAAAAGATATATAATACTATTGTACTATTGTACTATTATAATATATATATATATAATCATTACTTTTTTTTCTCTCTCATAAGTACAAATTAGGTACAAGAAAACCTTAAAAGTACAACGTCTCTTTTTTTTTGTAAAAAGATATATAATACTATTGTACTATTGTACTATTATAATATATATATATATAATCATTACTTTTTTTTCTCTCTCATAAGTACAAATTAGGTACAAGAAAACCTTAAAAGTACAACGTCTCTTTTCGCGTTAAGAAAAAGTACAATGTATTTTTAAGGTTTTTTGTCCCTAATTTGTACTATTTTTTCACTAAAAAATAAGCGGTTGTTCTTTTCGTCTCATCAATAATGATATCGCCCCTTGTTACGAGCATGTCAATTACATCCTGTGAATAGACCCTTTTCCAATTTTTCAACTCTCTACGCCTGTTTGCCAAGATATTAAAAGTTGGACGTTTCCCTATAACAATCGCGGATATAATCGCTTTAAGAAATGTTCCACAATCCCTGTCAAAATCACCGGATATTATATTGTCTCTGAGCTTGTCTATTTTCCACCCACACAATAATTTTGCCGTTGTTATTCCCCATTCAAGGTCATCGGGAGTCATTGGCTCAAATAGATCAGACGGTTGCCTCTCGCTCCCCATATGCAATAGCGCGTATTTAATAGCCAGTTCATACCTCCTGGAAATTATACCTCGGCAGCCGTCGGATTCGCTGAATGTATTCGTGTGTTTTGTATTATCGTTTGAGAAGTCAAGTAACATAGATGCCGCAATATCTGTCAACTTTATATTGACTGCCCCGTCAACCAACATCCAATCACGGGGCCTCGCCGTACGGACAATATCGGCAATCCCCCTTGCAAAAAGGTCGAGCTTGGATTCGCAATCGCCCCCCTGGATGCCTCGCAGAGGAATATCTCCGTCATATACAAAAAAATCGAAACGCTGAATCATGCCTGACATAAAATCGTCGAGTGAAAAAGCCTCAAAAATCAATGGGGTGGCGTTGCCGGACACAGTAAGGCATGGATTATTGACGTGTATAGTATCTTTTTCATTTCCGTATTGCTTTACAACCTCTTGACCGCTTTCGCTGTACGCGCTTAACAATGCTTCACGTTTTCCATCTGCTATAATGTCCGTTTTTCCATACCTTCTGAACAACCCGGTAATTTCGTCGATGAGAAGGATCGTTTGGGGATTCTTAGATAGCCCCCGGTATAATGCTGGCCCGCTTGATATCGAAGTCATGCCATAAAAATTATCAAGCCCAACTCTTTTCAGTGCTGATCTGATTGATTTATCGGAAGCAGATTTACCGCTCGATGTAGGCCCGACCTTAATATTGTAAATATTAGGCCACAAACCTTGGCACTCGACTTTACCGCCCATTGCACCTGCAATAGCCGTTATTACAGATGAAAAAGAATAAGCATCAATACAAGGCATCCCCGGTTGTCTTAACGCCTCCATCCCCTTTAGAATTAGCCCTGTGCATTCCGGCAAGGTGCTGCTTAAATTGGTGGCCTTCAGGTCTTCTTTTGTCATTTGTTCTATCACATCGACAACCGGGGCAGAGAAGATCGGTCTTAATCCGCATTTACTGCAATCAAACCCGCTCACCCGGAGGGCCTTGATACCGGCGCAAGAATGCTGCTTCCCGTTTGCCATCATGGTGCGGAACCTGGCCCGGAAATTATCGTAGCGTTTTTGAGCGGTATTAAGTGATGTTGAGGGGTAGTTTTCGATGAATACTTTGCATCCGGCTACAGTTTCCGCCTCGGTCTTTTTTGCGGTGACAGCGTAGGCGCAAAGCTGCATAGCTACGTCGTTAAACGTAGCACCGTGATAAGAAGGGTCTCTTAAATTAGCTAACTGGCTGATACATTGAGGGGTGGAAATCGAAATTCGGTCAAGGTCGTCGTCTGACAGTTCAAGCTGCGGTGGCGCGGATGCTTGCAGTTTTGTCGCTTCAACCAGATAGAGGTTTATTTTTCCCAACAATGCCGGGTTCAATCCTGTTTCGTCAGGCTCCCATACGGGGCCAGGCGCTGAACAGGCCGCTATATATTCCTCATCAGTGGTTATCTCAAACAGCGAATCATATACAATCTGCCGTTTGCATGTGCCTGTGTCTCGCATGACATTCGGCTGGCGGAATGGACGTCCAGACCCTTTGTTATAGAGGGA